CAGGGGTTTTTACTTGCAGGGATTACTCAGAACATGTCTTGCAGCAAACACTATGTCCCATTGCCATTGCTTGGCTTTGATCCATTTGTGTCATTCTAATCATTCCCTGCATCCACTGTGAAAACAGTCTTACACCTACGGCAACGAACCTCTGCATTGCCCTTCTGAACGTCCGATCTGCGGTTGCAGGATGGATTTGGACACCTAACCTCATCCACTGCTTTAATCGCTGTCCTGAAGCGAGTCATACACTTACAGTTAGGATGACCGGGTGTCTGATTATGCTCGGATGGAAATTCCTCTTCCATACCAATCCACCCAACTGCTCCATTTGGTACACAGATAAATTCATCCACATGGGAATCGCCCTGAGTCTGCCAGCGTTTCTCATTCCTGCCCTGATTACGTGCCACAGTTTGCATCCCCTGCCCAAGAGCTGTTGCTGCCTCAGTTCTGGCTATTGTTGCAGCCCGGCTTCGGCTAAACAGGAAATCCTCCCGTAGCTTTTTCTGAACCGTCTTCACGCCTTCTCCGTTTGCCAGTGCGTCAGAAACAATGGTATTAACTTTTGCACGTGTAGCCTTAACCACATTCAGATCACCGTCGACACGTAATAGCTGAGACCCGCGTTCCCTGGCATACACGCTGGATATTTTCTCCAGATCGTCGGGGCCGATACCAGGATGCTCAAATAATGCTGCTGCGATGAATGACTGCTGGAGTTCTTGCGACACCTCGACTCCATATTTGCCAAACCAGTCCCAGTCATATTGATCCAAGTCCGACGGGCTAAATTTTGAATGGGATTTTTCTGTACTCTCCAACGTGGCAATGATCTCGTCGATTTCAGTGGTGAACCGACGCTCCCAAGATCGCTCCATTACTTTGCGGGAATCGTGTATCTCATCTGGCCAGAGTGTCGATTCCCCTGGTGCTTTTTTTACCGGCTCGACACTGCGTTCTTCGATGTCCCCGAATGGATTCAAAGATGGTGCTGGCGGTCTGTGAAAATCGTCACCACCTTCGCCATCATCCACAGCGGGAAAGCCGAGTAAATCTCGACTCTCGTTCAGTTTCAAAATACCTTTCTCAAAACCTGAAACAGCAACCGACAACGAATGGACTTGATCTTCCGGAACCGGGTCGATGAAGTCGTACTCAATATTCTCTCCGAAGAATGGTGCAACCTGCTCGTTTAATGCTGACCTGATGCGTCGTAGGCGTGGCCGAATGACATGCCTGGTGTAATGCACCTCCGCAGCCTCTGCGTTTGCTCTATTGACGTTTTCTGAAATTCCCATGATGCTGCCGTGGATGCCAAAGGCTCCCAGAATGACGTCCCGGTTCAATCGACGCAGTTCCTCAAATTGCATTTCCCGTTGAGTGATCTTCCGGTCAGCCCATTTGCCTCGCTCGATAACAGCGACCCTGTGGGCATTTGCAACCCCGGCATGTTGTTCCCGCCAGCGTTGAACGAACTGCTCCCACTGGGCATCGTCTAATGTCTGGTCGAGTTCGATGATTCCACCTGGTGCAGCGTCGTTTCGGAAAAAGTTTCTTGTCCATTCTCGGGCTGCCTGTTCTGAATCGATGTCAACCATCAGAGACTGGACTGGACCAGAGCCACGATGAGGATCGAGTGGATTTGGCATCCGCAGGAATATCACTGCGTCGGGTTCAAAGATTTGCTGGGTGTCTTCAAATTTATAAACATATCCCCTGACGTATTCTGACTTGTCTTTTATCGGCGTCATTCGATCCGGGCGCACCGGCCAGATTTCAACCGGCGGGCCACCGACCACGGATGGAACAAGGACCCACCATCCTTCTCCTGTCAGCTCAATATGTTGCTGAGTGGTTTCGAGCAGTTCATCATTTGTGAAAAATGGAGACGGTTTGTTCCACAATTGCATCGCAGGGTGTCCCTGGGGCAGCAAGACCCGCTCATCCTCCGACGTTCGCTGATACAGGTTCCACTCGACTTCAGCAACCGATGTTGCGATTCTGTTCACCACTTGAAACAACCAGCCGATAGAACCGTGCGCTGATAGTTCAGCAACAGTCCCCTGCGAGGCACCTGAAAGAAATCCTGTCGGATTACTCGCAAACCCACTCATCAGAACCGGTCGTTCCCGGTTGGTTATCTTTTCAAGAATCCTGCTCGTGAGTGACATTTTTCGCTCCTAACGTGTCATGCCCTGTGCCAAAATGTAAAAAATAATTCCACCTATAATCAGTGCAGCCGGCCACCAGATAAAACCAACCCCGGCAGTGATCGCGCATGCACTTAGAATCTCCAGGATGATTACTGGTTCCTCTTTTAAGCGTCGAATCATGATAAGAACCTCAAACTCGGTGTTCCCTGTGACAGATCATTGAATGCTCCTGATATAGCGTCCACCTGGTCATCGTGTAATCCTTCATTCGGGAACCCCTCCAACTCATCGAGAAGATCGCTGTTCCAGGTACCAGTAATGAATTTGATGTTCCCGGCTTCAGCAGCAGAGGAAACGGGATTTGCCCGGATTTCTTTTGGGCCAGTTGACGGAATACCTTTGAAGTCCCTACCAACCAGAACCTGACGTTGATAATGATCAATGGCCCCAACACCGGAAGCCCCTGGCTCCTGCTCCATCCGAATTGGTATTCCCAGGCCATCCAGCTCAGCAGTCTGCCGGATTAGCTTCTCGACTTCATGCGGTCTTGCCCTGATACGTTTCATGTCGAGAATCCACCAGACCCCATCTCCATCAAGCCCGACGAGCACGCCAGCAGTATAGTCTGGGTCTTTACCGTTCCTCGCTTCAGTCGCGGCCAAATCCCAGCGTCTTACTTTTCTCATTCCGTTCCGTGGAGGCTCAGGCAATATCTCAAACCACTCCCGCCGAAACTTTGATCCGGGTGTCCGGGCTGACCAGTCGCCTTCCAGTAATTGTTGTCTCGTAACCGGGTCTAATTCAGCCAGCGATGTCAGGTATGTTTCGGTGTCCAGTGATGGATTATCTGTCAGCTTTGCAGGAACAAACACGCGTCCCAGGGTTTTGAATCGCTCAAACGGCGTGATCTCATCACCGAGGGCGAATCGTCTCTTTACCCAGTCATGGCCCACTCCGCCAGGATTGGATGCCGATCTCATACGCAGTGCCACAGGAACATCTCTTTTTTTACGCAACCGGCTGAACATATACCGATACTGTGATTCATTGAACTGAGTCAGCTCGTCGAACCCGATGAACTGAAACTCGGAGGACTGGTAGCGGAACTTATCGCCTTCATGCTGCAAATAGCCGAACGTGAGCGACGCACCAGACGGGAATGTCCATGTGGTGTCCTGGCCTCGCCACTGTGCGCCTGTCGGCCCGAGCCATGCTTGTGCCCTGTCCATGAGCGCACCGGGCAGCTTCAGATCAGCAAATGTTCTGCGTAGCAGTAAACCGGCATACCCTGGAACATCGACGTACTGGAGAGCAGCCATTAGAAGAGCATCCGACTTTCCACCACCAGCAGCACCGCCAAAGATTACCTCACGGACACTCGTCATCATCAGAAACGCCTGTTGGTTTGGATGAGGCAAATATGGAACGAATGGCAATTCGCCCATTAAACCTTTCTGGATTTCTGTTGTGGTCGTCACGGCTTAAATTTTAACAACTGGTCTGTTTTTTGGTTTCCTCTTGATCTCAGAGATTTTATTTGAGACTTTATTGGCAATGGTGGAGGATCACCCTGCCCGTTCAAATCTTGCTTTGTCAGGACCAGTGGATATGGCCTCGAAAAGTTTCGCCAGGGTGTCTGCCCGCGTTTCCTCACGGCCACTGCCCATGCCGTGTACATCGTCGCCGCCTTTACGAGTTTTTCATAAAGACCCCGCTCATCCCGAAGGATTGCGCGTGATGTTTCTCCAACACACTCATCAGCATATAAAGACCAGACATGATCGGCCTGATTTTCTGAAAGTGGGAGATCGCTTCTGTCCAGATCATCAACCAGGTCATAGAAAACCCTGCCAACAAACAGTTGCCATGCTCTTATCTGCCTCCGTGTTGCCTCTGCTGAATTTCTCTGGGCTGGCATTGCCTGAGATGACTGTTTATCTTGTTTTTTGTTGTCCATCTGATTCCTCAATCTAAACCATAACCATGCCGGGGTTTACGTGCTCGATCCTGGTTGCAGCCATTTCACAATATTGTTCAGACAACTCGATCCCAATGCTTCGGCGACTGAGTTCCTTCGCCACTGCCATCGTCGTACCACTGCCCGCAAATGGATCAAGAACGATGCATGGCACGACATCAGCCTCGTGCTCACAGGTGGGCTGCCAGCCAGTGGTTTCAGTTACCTTGCGACCCAGCAGATGGCCGGTCTGTGACCAGCCTGTCGAGGGGTCGTAGTTGCCATCGTGACGATCCTGCGTGTGTTCGATGCGTGAATCCACCACCCGCTCCCACGGTGCGCCGCACTCAGCACATGCACCCTTCTCGCTGGTCCCTGCTAACACACATGGACGCACAAGATCAGGCGGGAAGGTGGCAAAGTGGGCATCCGGGTATGGAGCAGTGGCAATCTCCCAGACATCACGCTTGTTGCGCTTTTCTGGGTATCCAGCATAAATTGACCCACCGCCATTTTCTCTTGGTTCTCTACCATCCATTTGCCACATGCCTTTACTCCCCACCGGGCGGCGTTGTTCCCCCGGAGACACAAGTGGCTCCCGTATTGCATCGGCATCGTAATAATACTTTTCGCTTTTCGACATCAGAAAAATATACTCATGCGACTTGGAGGGTCTGTCCTGAACAGATTCGGGTATGGGGTTCGGCTTGCTCCAGATAATGTCAGAGCGTAGCCACCAGCCGTCTGCCTGTAATGCCAGGGCCAGTCGCCACGGGATCCCGCAGAGGTCTTTCGGCTTTAATGCCATCGAGCCATGCTGCCCGTTTCCATTATGATTCCCGTTAACACCTGATCCAGCATATGTGTCACCCATGTTCAACCAGAGCGTGCCATCTTTCCTCAGCACCCGGTGAACCTCCCGGAAAACTGAAACCATGTGCTCGATAAACAGTTCCGGTGTTGACTCAACCCCTAACTGGCCCAGCACGCCATAGTCCCGCAGTCCCCAGTAAGGCGGGCTGGTCACAACTGTTTGGACTGAGCTGGTAGGCAAATCGATCAATGTACCCCGGGCATCGCCGTGATAGATTTCTGCTATACCATCCTCATATATTCGTTTTTGCTGCATGCGTTGTTCTGTCATCCTTTCGTTAATCCCAACGGCTTATTAAAAAGCCTCGATCAGTAGCCTGATTTGGATGAATGTGTATCTGGCGGTGACAATGCCGGCACGTGGCAACTGCATTGTCTCTTGACAAGATCGAGCCGCCCCGAGCC